ATATCAAAAGAAGCATCATCAGGCATCTCAAACATATACTTTACCATATGTTTGTAAGGGATTTGATAAAGATAAGATTTATCTTCATGATCACCAGGAAGAAAACCAATTTCCCGAGTAGCAACTAAAGACCTCACAATATAAATTTGGTCATAAGGAGTTTTAGGATCTAGAACATCCATCAACGCATTATAAAGAGTGATAAACGTTTTACCAGTACCTGCACATCCATAAGCCACCATGTTCTGACCCTTGGCATAACGCTCAAAGAATGAGCTTTGATTGGGAGTAAAGGGTTCAATCTTTTTAATATAATCAAGATTGATAGGCTTCTTCCTTTTCATTTTTCTGATGCTCATCCCATTGGGAATGGGATTTGTACTAATACCTGCTGCTTTTTTTCTTGGCATACCTAGAAACTATAATCACGATGTTTACCAACTACAGCACCAGGTTGTTTAGATGCTCTGTCTAGCACCTCATTCCAACCACTAGAGGCTGCTTCACCTGTCCATTTGAACTCTCTTGACTGGGAGGCACAACCCTTAGACCAGTCTTTATCCCATCCCGGATTGTCCTTTTTCCATTGATCATATTCAGTCATAGACATAGAAAGTTCTTTCTCCTCTCCAGTCTCTTTATTTTTTACAGGATAAGTAGGCATACAAATTGTTAATAATAAGTGAAATTATTTATAGCCACATTGCTGAAGCTATAGTGGGGAATTGTTCAGAGAAAATTCCCTTACAAGCAGTAGCAATTTCCATGTGTTCTTTTTGAGTTCCATGTCCAGTCCTGAGTTCAATATAATGAAGCCAAGAACGAACTGTTCCACTCATATAAAGTCTGGTAGGAGTAGCAAGAGGAAGTACAAACCTTGCACATTCTTTTGCAACACCTGCCTCTAACATCTGATTATACAATGAATAAGCAGAACTGAAAAGAGTATTCATCTGCCTATTAAGTTTTTCCACTACCTTAGGATCTAAATCATCAATAGAATTTTGACGATTCTTATCATCCTGTCTCCTTAATTCTGGTAATTCAATATCCCCCAAAGCAGTACTCTCTGCATACCTTTGGGAAAATTCTTGATATGTAAAACTTCTATGACGTAATATCTGAGCTGCTAAACCTCTAGTAGTTTCAATTTCCAGAGTCATAAATGCTTGCTCAAAGATTGACCAGTGCTGATGCTTAATACAATACTTAAGTAGTCCTGCTATAGATTCGTTATTCTGATTGTTTGGATTACTCACTCTTGCACAGTATGCTATATGTTTCTCTGCATCAGGGGTCACTGTGATTAGACTGACTTTCATTCTTCCTAACCTTCTTTAATAGTTTGCGTCTCTTCCTCATCATCTTAGCGTAGGCTTGTTCGCCTTCTGTAAAAATTTCTGGGTGCTTAATAATATACTTAATTGCCTTTTTGTCCTTCATTCTGCACGTAATAAGCCTTAAAGTAAGCAACTAAGCCTGAAGTGGTATGTTGTTTGCTGCACCACTCATCGGCACACTCGTAAATGTCCTGAGTTGAATACGTTGCTTCATGAATATTTATATTTCCGTAATTTTTTAGGAGTATATTAAGACATTCTGCTCTCAACTGAAGTTGTTTCTCAGAATATTCACTATCCATCGTCATCCTCAAAAACTTCATCATAATCTAACACAGGAGCTTGGTATTGAGAAGACCTATAAGCTTCTACATCTGAATAAACTTCGGATTCTAGAGCATCCACCAAAAGCTTTAAGTTTCTGGTAATGAGTTTTAATTTCTCGCGATCCATAGCTTTATTTTTATTTAGATATTATGCCACAAAAAAAGAGGGGTGTCAAACCCCTCTTCTGAGATTCTGTAAGTCAGTAATGTCTTACCTTGAGCATACGAGTTTTTGCTCGGTATGCTTGATGCCTCTATAAACGAGTTCAGAGACTTGCTTCTGGCAGGACTTCTTGTCCTCGGTGTTGTACTTAACACCTCTGTAGGTAACTTGCATAATTTTACTCCTAAAGTAGTTGGATTTTAAGGCCCGTTCCTTTAGTCGTTTGCGTCCCAACACCCAGCTTCTGTATTGGTCTTAATGACCTCAACCAATCCAACCTTATCTTCTTGAGGAAGATCACTCTTGTTAGCATCGACAATTAAAGTCGTTGCTTCTGAGCAAGAAAGGACTGATGCTAGAAGGAAAGGAATCATGGGATGAACGCTCCGTTCCGCGACTTACTTGCGACCCAAATGGGTTGAACGATATGTGTATACTAACACATATATTCTATATATGCAAGCACTACTGTAACATGTGATACACTTTACTTAAATTCATGACTATCTCTTAAAGAAGTGTTAAAACTTATTACTATTCTATCATCGCTCTTATTGAAATCTTCACTTCCATGCCACAACCAACTAGGAAATAAAATTAATAAACAATTCTCTGGTTGAAATGACATCCACTGAAAATTATAATGATTATGTTCCACAAAGTCTTCATAGGTTACAAATGAATTTGGATTGTGAAAATATATTTTACTACTTTCTTTATCCACATTCACATATAAAGCTCCAGAGAGAACAGAATGAGGGTGTCTATGTTCCTTTAAAATACTCCCTGGCTGTTGAATATTTGACCACACCTGAGATAGTCTTAAAGGAGGTGTGCCATATACAGTTGCAAATTCATCTACAGCACTTTGAATTTTCTTTTTAATAGATCTCTCCAGAAAGTCTGAAGAATTTGTATGAGTAGAAGAAGCATCACCCCTTAAAGCAGAATGAGAAAGGTGCTTAATGGATTTAATCTTTTTAACTAAAGATAACCTATCCTTTTCGCTTATAAAATCAGGAACCTTTCCTATAGGAGTAGGAAAAAGGGGTACAATATTCATAAATCCACGCGAGTTGAACTAGAAATAAAATCAGAAACATGTATATCCATCGCTATTGTGATTCTAGGATTAAAAGAATAGTGAGGAGTAGTATAATGAAAAATATATGAAGGAAAGAAAGTTATTTCTCCAGGTATATTTTTCATCTCTATAATCTCTGGATCATTTAATTGATTTACAGGTGACATATAACACGTAGAAGTATCCTTCACCTGAACATTAAAATGTCCACTCAAATAACAATCGAAACTGGTTGAATGTTTATGTGGTTTAATTTTCTGACCCCATCTAAGAATATTAACCCAACAACTAATCCATACTTGTTCTGGAGTAGAATTTCCCAAACGATAATTATACACTCTTAATTGGGATTTAATATTCTTCAATAAAGAATTGGTTTCAGGAGTATTCCATTCTAACACATTATAATATTGAAATCTAGAAGTAGTACTATTTTTTCCTAATCCAGTATATCCATCCGTGAATTTACCACTCCCACCTATAGACATGGGTAATCTTTTTATCTCCTTTTCTTTTTCTAAACAGGTCTTAGATAATTTCTCCAGATTTATAGGAAGAAAAGTCGTCCCTATAGTATAATCCCAAGTGGGTGCATAGGGAGTTTTTATAGGTTGATTACAAATTCTCTGAAAACGCATTTATATCTTATAAGGACACAATAAAGCTCCTGCTAATTCTTTAGCAGTTTTATTTTTTTCTATAAGATTATGCATCCATATTCTCTCTTCCAAAGTAACTAGATCATCTGACATCATCCGACAGCAGATATCTACCAGTTCTAATTCATTCCTTTTGTTTAATTTCATATTCTATCACAATTTTTTTACTTGTTCTACCAGTCATATCTAATGTAGTAAATTCACTCCACTCTCCCTTAAGTAATGATGCCATTAAAGTCTTATCTAGTCCACATAGCTGTTCACAATTTGCAACTGATTTACGAACTGTTTCTAATCCACCAGGATATTGTTTGATTTTAAATCCATGCTTATCTTCAGCCATTAGAAAAATCCTTCAAGGTATACAAACTAATTAACTCTAACCCCACTAATTTCATCGCTTCTTTACCTCCTTCATTTCTATCTACCACAGTAATTACACGTTCCACTTCATATCCAGCCTCACGCAATCTCTTTGCTGCTGTAATAGACGAATCCCCTGTAGTAACTACATCTTCCAACACAGTCACTTTGGTTCCTTCTGGTGGCAACAAACCCTCAATCCATGCTTTAGTACCATGACCTTTAGACTCTTTACGCACAATCAAACCATTCACCATCCTACTATCCAAAGCAGAAACTAAAGATACTCCACTAACCAAAGGATCAGCACCCAAAGTAAGGCCTGCTACCACCTGAGTATCGACTTCCTTTAACATAAGCAAACTGGTAAGAGTAAGACCCCTCCCACTCAAGGTGACAGGCTTACAATTTATATAATGCTTACTTCTTTTTCCCGAAGAAAGAGTATAGTTACCTTCTTGATATCCATACTTCTTTAATAATTCTAAAAGTTCTTCTTTCATTTTAAAATCCATTAATTACTAAAGGTAAAAGATCATGTTCTGCCTGTTGAATTGCTCTCTGTAAAGACTCAACAGTATCACCTGGCAGAATAGGCACTTTCTGTTGCTTTATTACTGTACCAGAATCTAAATGCTCTGTAACAAAATGAACTGAACAACCTGTTTCTTCATCACCACTCTTGAGTGCTTGTTCTACTGCATTCAATCCTTTATATTTGGGAAGCAATGATGGATGTAAGTTTATGATACGTCCAGCAAATGCATCAACAAACTTCTTGGAAACTATTCTCATCCACCCTGCCATTACGATAAGGTCTACTTGATAGGCTTCAAATAAAGCAATAATCTCATCCTCATCTTTACTATAGCATGATTGAATATCTAATCTATCTGCTCTCTTCTTTGCCTTACATTTCTTTTTATTATAGACCATGATAACTACATCATGGTCTGGACAGGAGTGAACAACGTTTTCAAAGTTAGTCCCCTCACCAGAACACATAATACCAAGTCTCATGACTTAACAAATGAAAAGAGGAGAAAAGAACATCATCTGTTGATGCAGAGATATTCCTATTCCAAGAGACATCAATACAGGAATTGCTATTACTTTAATCATTTTACAGGATACTCCTTTGACTTGTATTGTGGTTCATCTTCACCAACATCATGTTTAAAATGTTGAGTATCAAAGTAAGATGTATAATCAAACTTACCTTCTCTCTCATCCAACACTTCATTGATAAGAATCTTTAACTCTTTAACCTCCGTAGGAGTAAGCATTCTCCTAGGTGTAACCGTTGCAGGTTTATGGTGCTGAGGTTCTTTCTTTAACTTCTCCTTCTCTTCAGGTGACAATGGAGCACCCATTCCCTGAGTATCTATGTAACTAATAGGTTTTTCACTCATGATGTTAACCTCTCTGCTATGCCAGCAGCATGTTTATTTACTTCACATAATTTTTGTACCCAGATTCTCTCATCCAAAGTTACAGGACGTTTTAATTTCATTCTGCAACATATCTCTGTCAATTTTAATCTATATTCTTTACTCAGCATCGAGATTCAGATCTTGTACTTCTTCAAGCATAGGTGCAATGACATCTTCAGTACCATCCATAGTTTTAATAGCAAAAATATTAGATTTTTTATACTTTTTTAACTTCTTATACTTTTTAAGAAGAGCATCAACCTGATCAGTAGTAATACCTTCGATCTCTACATCTAAGTTCTCTGACATATTATCCTCCTCTACCACCCCATTCTATATCTGGGTATGCTTTCTTCACCTGATCATGACTAATCTTATACTTCTCGCCTAGTCTACCATCTTTTACCAAACATAAAATCTCTGCTTCATCTGGATGAAGACCTTCTAACATCTGAATAAACATTGTCTCTCTACGAATTGGAGACAGAGTATTATTGCCACCTTGAACAAAGTGATAAAGATTCTTCCACTCTCTTCTCAATGAAGTATGATCAGTTCCCACAGGTACATCATTTTTTTCATAAGGAACATCTCCCTCAGGAACAAGTGATAAAGCAGTGTCATCAAAATTCCATATCAAAACTGCCTTAAGAGCATCTGTTTCATACTCCTTCAATACTTCAACCTTTTTAGCAGCACTACGCTGCTTGCTTGCAAGGTCCAATATCTCAGATATAAAAGGATTTGGGGGAAGTTTTTTCTTAACTGTAAAAGTTTTAGTCATAATAGGTGTCAGATTAGTTTGTATTTAGGATTCATCCTCAGATGTATCTTCAGTTGGTAATTGATTCTCGAACCTTACTGCTAGGATATCATCAGGTAAAATTTGTCCATTCTCATCAAAGAATTCTGGATGAGTGGGAATATAAGCAGAAGTTCTATCATAGGCATATTCTTTTAAAAGATATCCAATTACTCCACCAAGTAATAAGAACATTATAGAAATGACTGAGAATAATGTCAAGGTAACTACAATTAACATTTAACTACTCCCCATTGGAATTACTTTTTTGTATATCCAAGTGAAAATCTAAGTAAAAATGTATTTCTCTATTCCAGAAGGAAATCATATTACCAAACTTTACCTGGAAAGTTTTTGGTCTCGGTACCCTCCTTTTATTCCTAAGTAGTAATTCAACTCCTCTATTAATTTTTAAGGAGTCTTCATCACTTTTGTTTTTATTTAGATTGCTTTTTGCGCCTTCCTGGTCTTCTGTCACGACTATATCTCCATGCGTCTTCGAGGATTCCATACAAATAATTTCTTATCTTTCTAGCTTGAGGTTTGGGGATGTGATGATAAGCCTCCCTCAATTGTTTGTGATCATTATCATTACCTCCTTTAATATATTCCTCTAATTGTAATACCAAATCAGCAAGTTCAGCAGCAGTAGAACTTTCAATAAATTCATCTATTTCATACTTCTTAGTTTTACGATATTTTAAAAAATCATAAAACTTAAGAGTCATCTTTCCTTCAAATGCATAATCAATAGCATGTTCCAATAGTTCATACACATTCTCAAAGTCATCCTCATATTTCATTAGACCAAATTATTTTCTTGAAGGTATTTAACAGTTTCAGTACATCCACCCAGATTAGTTCCATCTCTTACCACTTGAGGGAAGGTAGAACCTTGGCCGAACTGACCATAAAATGCTTCCCTATCAAAATCTCTATCCAATTTATACTCAACGTATCTAAGTTCTGCTAACTGAAGCACCTGTATAATCTTAGTACAATAGGGACATCCTTCTTTGGAATAGACAGTAAAATTCATATTAATTGATGGATGAAAAATTTATTTAGTTTCTAAAGATCTGTTCTTTATACAAAGAAACTTATCTTTTTTGAAAGTCCCTGCTACCTGGACTTCATATTCATCATCAGGACTCCACCCAATATCATGAAGAGCCTTTGCCAAATCTCCCATTAATTTCAGAGTAGAAGTAGTAATAGGATAAGTTCTCCCTGGTTGATCCAATTCCTCCTCCAGTGCGTCCATTACATTCTCTTCTGGTTCTAAATTTCCAACAGTCATTTCTTCTTCCTCCTAGGAACTTTAATAGTCCAACCATGACCTTCTAAATCAACCATCTCAAACTGCTTCTTATTCTTTTCAATCTGATTTAACCAAGCATCATTTGCAGTCTCACCATACTGAGGAATCTGGAAACCAAACTCTCTACACTCTTCTGAATCTGCCAAATCAATACCACACTCATCTGCATACTCCCAGATAGCAGTATCTACCTGCTCAAAGAGAGTATCAAAGGTCATTCTTCTTCTCAAATCATTCGCAATATTATCTACGTGCTCATCTGCTAAATCTATTCCACATGGTCTTGCTTTGACCAACTTATTAAGATCGATAACGATCTTACAATCATTGTAAATGCACATAATTAGATCCAATCAGGTTTTCTGGACGGGTCACGTAAATAATTAGATGCAACCCAAGGTTTGCTGGCAAGGTAAGTTCTGTAAGCAGTAAAAGTGTCAATGCTTGTGTTATGTTTAAGCTCATTAGGCATTGCACGCGTAAAGGACTCTACCATACAATAGCATAAAATAATCTCTCCTGTCATATTATGAAAGGTTTTCTTTGCTTCAAACAAAGGTTTAGAACAAGCATGGATCTTACCATACCTATGCCAATACTCCTGAACCAAAGAACATCCATGCTGGATTAACCAGGCAGTATTGTACATACTCTCAGCAGCCCATTTGGTGCAAGGATGATTTCTAAATGCACCTTTCTCAGTATCATAGGGAGTACCATCCTTTCTAAGAACCTTACCCCAATCATAGTACCAAGGAGAAAATAACAGACTGACCATCTGTGTAGTCTCTAAGGGCATCTTAACCACATGTTTGTCTGGTAATACAACTGCTGACTTAAGTGGGTCAGGATGTGTTACAAAGATGTTCATGCAAACTGTCGTAAGTGTTGTAAGATGTACTTGTATGCTTCTACTATATCACCTTCGTCCTTTCTGAACAAGTCCTTATCAAATCTTTCCTTAGTACCTTTCTTCCATAGTCTCATGTTGTCTGGTGATAATTCATCAGCCAGGAATAAATCACCATGAGCATCATAACCAAACTCTAATTTAAAATCTACAAGATCAATACCCATGAGGGTAAACAATGATTGCAACTCATGATTAATAAGTAATGCTTGTTCCTTCATAGGTGCAGGATCAATTCCCATTAACCTTACTCTATCATAGGTGAGTAGTGGATCATCCTTAGCATCATCCTTAAGAAAGTACTCCACTATAGGTGGTTGTATGATTGTCCCTTCACTGATGTTCGTGTTCTTAACGATACTACCAGCAGCAACATTCCTTACAATAACTTCTACAGGTATGATGGTTAATTTTCTACAGAGCAGAGTATCAAGACCCTGAGTACCTATGTAATGATTCTTGATGCCTCTCTTCTCCATCAATTCAAAAAGCAATGCAGAAATAAGACAACATATCTTACCCTTCTCTTCTGGATACTCTACATGTCTACCATTCCATGCAGTAACCTTATCATGAAATACAATGGTTACTTTATCTGCTTCTCCAGGTACATCATAAACTGATTTTACCTTTCCTTGTAGAATTGGTTGTTCAATCATCCTTTCCATATCATATCAGGCATTGCTTGGGGTGCCTGTCTTCCCACAGTGAACATTAGTATAGCATATCCTAGAAACCACAATATATTAACAATCCATGCTTGTCTATACAAAAACTTTCTTACCGCCATAGAGATTCTAATTGCCCTGGCATCTTCAAAAGACTGTGGTTCCGATGTGGCCAACCTTCTTATAATTTGCTCAATGATAATAGCAACAATAGTCGCGATTATCAAAGGAAAAAACATGAAGTCCAAAAAGGACATGAAAACTATTAGAGTGTTCATTTAACGTACTTTTGAATAACTTCTATTTGATCATTCCAACGTGCTACCTTGTCTATCTCTTCTTGTATTGCTTGAGTAACATCTGGATGCTCCCCAATACCTACAGGATTAGTAAGATAAATCTCTATGTTTGCCAAATGCATTTGTATTTCCCCTTGAGCATGTGCTAAAAGGGCTTTCTTTAATTGATCTCTCATAATTCTTCCTCTCTAGGTTTGTGATCTTCAAACTTATCATGATTACCATCACCAGGCATTTTACCATATGCACAATATTCAATAGCTTGAATAGATCCTTTTAATCTATCAAGATCTCTATCAAGTTGCATATATTCCTGATAAGCATCTTCTAATTCAACTTGTCTATCTTCTAGTTGAGTGGTTCTTTTATAGAACCTCTCTAATAATTGTTCATAAGTTTCAATAGTTCTCATGTTGGTAACCCCTTGCGTTTTTTCCAATCAGCATACATTTGACCAAACACCATACCCTCATGTGCCTTAGGTCCTTCCTTAAGGACCCTCTTCTGCTGATCAGTTAGTTTAACCATCTCAGGGTACTCTTCATAAAACTTAGGAACTTCTTCATTCCAATTAATTTCACTCATGATGTAACCTTATTATCTAGGTAGTCTACCATATTTTTGAACATCTGAACATCCCCCTCCGCTAATGTTATAATTTTTTTACAATTGAAACAAAGCAAATTTTCCCCATCCATAACAAATCTATTGTATTTTCCCCCAGGAGATGTAGTTTTACATACTGCACAAAAACGATCCTTCTTTCTTACCAAAGAATATTTCTTTTTCTTCCAGTAATTTTCTACTGCTCTCGTCTTACTACACTCCTTACACTCATAAGCATACGAAGAAGGAAGAGTAGCATCTTTACCACACCTATGAAAATCTGCTAGCAAACTTTTATCTTGTCCACAGGATCTACAAGTTCTTTCCTGTAGCAATAGATGTTCAGTTGTTATCTGCTCATCTATTTCCATTCATCTGTTCTTCTAATTTTGCCTTGGCAGCTTTAACTCCTGCAAGTC